CCAATTATAAGGCTGTATTACATTTTTATAGACAGATTCAGCAATGGCCTTCATCATTAACGAGGGTACCATTCTACCACATCTTTCTAGTTTTTGTGACATAGAACCAGTCACTTTAAAATCATCTGGTAAAGCCATTATACGCTTTATTTCAAGAATTGTCAACCGCCTTTTTTCAATAAAGTGACAAACATCTGCATTTGTAGTAATTGTAGGGGCTGGATGGTGTCTAGACATTTTCTTAACATTGAAATGCCATCCTTTTGGATGAAAGTCATTTCCACCTAATACTTTATCTGGGTCATCTGGCATTAGAGATGCCGTGTCCTTATAGTGTGCAGAACTTAACCATGTGTCTGTACACCATTTTAATTCTTCTGAATCTAATTCTAAATCTTTAAGTGCCTCTCCTGCTGTTACTATTTCTCTACTTTCTTGTGGAAAGATACCAGAGATGTTCATAAATGTTAATCCTATGGCCTCTGTGACATCCTCACGAACTGCTATAAAGATAACTCGCCTTCTAGACTGTGGTACTCCAAAATGTGATGCATTTAAAATCTTGTATGATACATCATAACCAATTTTTTCAAATGTATTTACAATCTCATTTAGCTTTAATTTTGCTTCGCCTGCTAGAAGACCTGCAACATTTTCACCTATAATTACTTTTGGTTTTATTTCTTCTGCAACTCTAAGATACTCAAAAAATAAGTCTTCTATATTTTCTACTACTTTGTTGTCTGAATACTTTTTAGTTTTACCCCAGCCATCAGAATGTTTTGAACCAGACTTTCCTAATGTACCACACATTGAGAAAGCAGAACATGGTGGTGAGCCATCTAATATATCTAGTTCACCTTTTTGTATTCCAGCAGTTTCTAAAAAGTCTTTACCTGTAAGTTCTTTTATATCATCAGGTAGTATTTTTGTATCTGGGTAATTTTCTTTATATGTAATTCTTGCTTGTTCTACAAACTCATTTACACAAAGTATATTTCCACCTGCAAGTCTGTAACCTGTAGATGAACCACCACCACCTGCAAAGGTAGATATGACACTAAACTTATTTTGTGCCGATGCTTCTTTTACATATTTTAAATTATACTTTTGATACTTCATATTAAAAATCTATACATCTTCCTTTTGATTCCCAATCATTATAACGAGTAGGTTCTAAACCATCTTTTCTTCCACCTATCTCTTTAGGGTTTTTTTTATAATATGGTTTCAATACTTTTTCATAAATTGATTCTGCGATTGCTTTCATCATAAGTGGTGGTACCATTCTTCCACATCTTTCTGACTGTTGATTAAAACTACCTGTTAGTTTAAAGTCATCAGGTAATGACATCATTCTTTTTGTTTCTTTAACTGTAAATGTTCTAGGTTCATGCCAGTGCATAGCACCACCTGTTGCAGTAATTGTTGGAGCAGGTTTATGTCTAGATGTTTTTTTCATATTAAAGTGATGACCTTTAGGATGATAATCACAACCTGTTTCTACTTTGTTTGGGTCATCTGGCATCTTTAACCAAGTTTCATAATGAGAAGTTTTTTTAAACTTTTCTATTAACATGTCTGCCTCTTTTCTATCTACTTCTACATCAGTTAAACAATCTTCTAATGTCACAATGTCTTTACTTTCATCTGGGAATAAACTTTGAATATTCATAAATGTTAATCCTATCTCTTGTGTCACATCTTCGCGAACAGCAATAAAGATAGTTCTTTGTCTAGTTTGTGGCACTCCATAATGTACAGAATTTAATACTTTGTATGATACATCATATCCTATTTCTTCAAATGTATTTACTATTTTGAAAAGATAATTTTTTGCTTCACCAACAGTTAATCCTTTTACATTCTCAGCAATAATTACTTTAGGTTTTAAATCTTTTGCTATTCTTAAAAACTCAAAAAATAAGTCTTCTATATTTTCTACTTTCTTACCATCAGAATAACTTTTAGTTTGACCCCAACCTTTAGAGTGACTACCTTGTACCATTGCACCAGATACAGAAAATGCAGAACATGGTGGTGAACCATCAAAGATATCTATGTCACCATATTTGTTAAAATCTTCTGCAGTAAGTTTTTTTATATCATCAGGTAGTACAGGTGTATTAGGATAGTTTTCTTTATATGTGTTTATGGCTTGTTCCACAAATTCATTTACACATAATATCTTACCACCTGCCAAACGATAACCTGTGGAACTACCACCACCACCAGCAAAGGTAGATACTACTGTAAACTTCTCTTGTTCAGAAGCCTTGACAACATCTTTTAAATTATAAGATTTATATTTCACTTTCTTCTTTTAACCATTCTTCTAAATTTGCTGTATTATCAAATTCATACCAATCACTATATACTTCTAACATTCTAGTCCTATTTCTAAAATTAACTTCTCTATTATTTAGCAAAGTTCCAAATAATTTATCTACACCTGCACCCAACTGTAAATTTAAATGATTCTCTACTTTGTCTATTTCATTAAATTCATAAAATCCATTTCTTACATGATGTTTTTGAAATGGTTTGTTTAACTGTTCATGATTGTGTCTATAAAAAAATTCTTTTACTGGTGTAGTTAAGTATGGTGTTATAAGTTTTTTATTATTCATCTCTGCAACTTTATTATGCCATATATAACCAGCTTGATTTTCTTCTTTAAAATAGTTATCTCTAAACTCATCAAAGTTATCACCTTTATAATGTATCATAGCTTTTTTACTTAATCCATAATAACCATCTGCAGCCCAACCAGATAAAACATAGTTTTCTTTTATTTGTGGATAGATGTATAGGAATGGAAATGTACATTCAAATTGTGTTTTCTTTTTACATCCTAATCTAACTAAGTTATGAAAATCTTCTATTAGTCTATTCTTTGGTATGGTAATACCAACAAATCTCCAATTTCTAATTTGAGCAATATCTTTTGCTTTATTGTAATCATAAGATGGTTCATCTTCTAATCTAAAACTATATGCAGTTATTTTTTTTCCAAGTCTTTCTGCTGCAAAAGCAACAGAGATAGAATCAACACCACCAGATAATAATACTGCAACTTTTTTTTCTGGTACAGAATTATTTACTTCATTTGTTAATATTTTATCTATCATTAAATGGTCAAAAGTATTTTTACTTTTAAATATTGTATCCCAATTATCAGAATATGTTTCTTGATTAACTTTCATAGGTCTTTTTTTACTTCCTTTACTCATCCATTATCACCACTAATACAGCACACAGAACACCAACGACTATAACTGCAACAATCATACTACCAGCACCCATTAGAAAAACTCCTCTAGTGTTCCTTGTGTTCCATAACTACCATCTATCTGCCATTGTATAATACCAGTAATAAACTTTAATGGTTCTATAAATGACTTTTCAAATTGCATATCATAATCTACTATACTGTGTAAGTTTAATTCTTTTGGTAACTTAGTCATAAATGATATAGATGTTGATTGATATGTGTTTGGTATTTTCATATGTAAAAATTTAATCTTATCACCCTCTTGTATAAAAGGATACTTACCTTGTAATTTTTTCTCCTTTAAAAGATGATTATATAATATTGCACCTTTACAATGTATTGGTGCTCCTTTCTTAAATAGATTATGTGATTCAGTCCATTTTAATAATCCATTTACAGAGCGTGGGTACGCAACCATTTCTGGTTTTAGTGTCATAAACTCTGTTCTAAAATCTTGTATAAAACTATTTAGCACTTTTGAATCTTCATTCATTATAATTTTTAATGCTTGTTTAATTTTTTCACGACATGGTGCAGGGGTTGATGACTTTACAGCTTCAACACCCATGATTTTTAATTTAGGTTCTTTATAACGAACACCTTCAACATCATGTGCATTTAAAATATATCTTTTCTTTGCAACCCAAATTCCTTTGTCGGCAATCACTTCTCTTTTCATTTGCATTTTTTGTTCATATGCATTTACATAGTCAGCGAGTTCTTGATAACTTTTATCAATAAAAGGTTCGATTTTATCTGTAGCCACTTTGTCCAAGAAGTCAATGATTTTAGATTTGTCGGTTTCATCTTTGAATACTTTGCCAACGAGTTTGTCAAAGCGTATATACACCGAGTCCGTATCTGATGCAATAATATAATCTTCTCCATTGGTTTCAAGTATTTTATTAAGATACCCATTAAGAGAGCGTTCAATATAACGAATAGCAAATTGACCACTGGTAGTAATTGCTTCAGCGACCAAAAGATTATAATACCTA